GAGCCGGGGCCAGGTCGCGGTCCACGTCCGTGCGCAGCTCCTTGCCGGCGCGCTTGACCGTCACCGAATCGGGCCGCGCGTACTCCTCGCGGAACTCCTCGATGTCCTCGACCGCGCCTTCGTCCATCACCACCTTGTTGGACGACAGGATGTACAGCGCCTTGGACATGCGCTTGTTCACATCGTCCTGCATGCCGCGCATGAAGCGGGTCACGCCGTAGGGCAGTCCATCCTTGGCGCGGCGGTAGGCCCACACCGGGGTGAACGGGAAGCGGTTGTGCCGGTAGGGGCTGACTGACACGCACAGCAGCGCATCGGTGGTCATGATGGCGCAGTGCATGCGCATCATCGGGCCGGTGGCCACCTCGGCGCGGCCGTAGGCCACCTCCAGCTGGTGGCGCTCGTCGTCCTTGTCGTAGGCCTCGCCGCGGAAGTCGGAGGCGCGGCCCTTGAGCTTCTGCGTGGTCACCGGCACGCGGAACCACGCTTCGATCAGGCGCACACGCTTGCGCCCGTACTCGAAGGCGTCGCGGTTGCCGCCCGACACGCTGCGCTCCAGCTCGTTCGAGTCCATGGCGATATCGCCGTCCTCGTCGTCCGTGCCCATGGTGTCGAAGCCATCGGTCGCAGCGGCTTCGAGCGCGCCCTTGCGGTCCGGGAACATGGCGACGGCGATGTCCAGGTCGACCCACTTGACGCGGTAGATATAGCGGCAGTCCTGCAGGTCCAGGCGCCGGTACATGCTGTCGAAAATCAGGTTGCGCCAGCTCTCGGCGCCGGAGTACAGCGGCTCGCCGTCATCCTCGTCCTGATACTGGCACTCGAGCCAGCCGATGCCAGCCTTGGCCGCATCCTCGAAGGCGCGGCTGCGCTCGTAGGGGGTCTGGTTGCAGTCGCTCAGGTACTTGAGGAGCGCGGTCTTGCGCTCGGCGGCCTTGCCATCGGCCTTGCGCCGCGGCAGCACCTTGAAGTCGGCGCGGCCGCGCTTCTCGCTGCCCAGAATCCAGTTGATGGACTGGGAAATGACGTTGTAGACCGTGGCGGCCTGGCCGCGCGTCTTGAGCTCGGCCTCCTCCTCCTCGGTCCACTGGATGTTGTCGTAGTAGTCCTCATCCAGCGCCATTTCGGCGCGGTTGGCCTCTTGGCGGCTCAACTCCTGGCGGTAGTGGGACAGCAGCTTGCGCTGCAATGCCTCCATCGGCTCGGCGTCGAGCGGGTGCTCCTTGGTCGCGGCCGGCTCGCCGCCAGGCTCGCTCTCGTCCGTGCGCGCTGGCGTTACCCGCGTCGAATCCTTATCTTGCAAGTCGAACAAGGGTCACTCCATTAGCGTTGCGAAGCCGGGCCGGTGGCGCCGCAGAGTGCGGACAGCCAGATGGCCCAGCCGACCGGGCCGCACAGCATGGCGCCGTAGCCCATGACGAGGTTGAACATCATGCGGTCGGCGGGGTTATGCCTGTTTCGTGGGTTCATAGTCCAAGATCTCGATAGAACGGCTGGGGCCGTCGCCGATCTTGAAGCTACCGGAGGCGCCCACTACGGCATCGCTGGGGTTCTCGGGCATCTTGATGAGGTCGAGCAGGTGATCGTGGATGATGCCGCCGATCTTGTGCGCCGATCCCATCAAGTTGCTGTCGAATCCCAGCGTTTTGGCGAATTCTAGCGACATTTTGGCCAAGTAGCGCGGATTTGTGTACAGATAGGCGTGCTCGAGCGGGACCACGCACGGCACCACGCCGATGCGGCGGAAGGCTGGCACCAGCACCAGGGCGGGCTGGTCCTCGTCAGCGTTGTCGTCGGAGGGGGTGTACAGCCAGGTGCCGTATAGGCGGATCTCGCCCAGCTCGCGCACGAAGGCGTGGCGGGTCAGGTCGATGGCCGGGCGGGCGCGCTCTACCATGCTCATGCTTGGTTCTCCACGATGATGGAAATTTGCTGCGATTCGGTGATGATGCGCGATTTTCGCAGAGTTTCGGTCACGATGCGGCCCAGCTCGTCATAATCCATGTCCGCCTCGTCGGTCCAGACGAAGACGCGGTGCTCGCCGTTGTCCGCGGTCCAGCCGTGGGCGGTCCGGCTCAGGCGCCAGATGTGGCCCAGCGCCAAGAGTTCCTCGACCGTCAGGTCGGCCAGCACCTCGGCGGGCACGGGCTCGGGGGCAGGCTCGGCCACGAGCGCATTGCCGTCGATCAGCTCAGCCGGGGTGATCTCGCCGCGATCGAGCTGGGTCGCGGCCGCCCACTGGATGCGCACCGGGTGGGCCGCGCTCGTGCCGAAACCGCCGGCCTGCACTTCGACCACCCTATCTCCGGCCAGCGCGCTGAAGCCGGACAGTGGCTGACCCTGGGGGCGCCACGGGCTGGCGTCGTCCTGCTCGAGCCCGTCCGCGATCGCGCGCAGCGCGGCAATCACCTGCGGCGTAAAGCGCTCGCCTTGCGGGCAGGCCGTGTCAGTGATGCGGAAGTCGATGCTGCGCACCGGGTCACAGGTCACACGGGGGGGCAAGCCGCTGGCGCCTATGAGGTGGGCCGGTTCGTAGTGGCGGTGAAACTCCTCGGCGCTCAGGACTTCCACCCACGCAGCGCCTACTGTCACGGTCGATAGCAGGATCTGGCCGCGCTCAAACCGGCTGGCACCGATGATGTAGCAGTCGTTGTTCTCATGCGTGACGGGGTGGCCGTGGTAACTGAAGCTCCACGGCACGCCATCCACGGCACTAGCGCCGGACTGGCCTCGCTCACATGCCCGGTGGCCATAGGCCAGCAGCTCATCGAAGGTGATCGCGGCAAAAATGTCCTTCTTCCGTACTTGCATGGGTTCCTCTCTCGGTTGGGATGGTCAGGCCACGCGCCAGCTGCTGACGCGCTTCTTCTTGGTGATGCCAAAGCTCAGGTTGATCTGCTTGTTGTGGTGCGCCTGGGCGAACTGGCGCAGCGCGTCGGCCGCTTCCGAGTGCCCGCCGGTCTTGTCCGGCTCGCTGCTCCACGTCATTTGCTGCTTGTTCCACTTGCGCCGGTAGTTCTCCAGGTGGATCACGCCTGCCTTGCACTCGGTCTCATCGAACACCAGCATCGGGAACACGTCGCGGGTCTGCTGGATGCCCCAGTTGATGTCGTCAATCACCGGCACGATCTCGAAGCGGTGGCCCGTCATCAAGTCCTCGAGCATTTCCTTGGGGCTCTTGTTCATGGTCGCGCCCTGGCGCTTGTGGTTGGCGTCGTGCGGCAGGAAGTGCATGGCGAAGGTCAGGCCCAGTCCCTGCAACCACTGCGCGAAGTGGCCATAGGGCTCGCCCCAGCCTTCCTTGAACCGCACCGCGCGCCACTGCATGGCCACGTACTGCAGCACCCAGATGGCGGTGCCGTCGCTGGCGCCGATGTCCCAGAAGGTGTAGCAGGGCACGCCCGGCATGACCGGCACGTGCGTCATCATGCGGCCGCTCTTGCGCACCGCGGCCAGCTGCTTGGCGTAGTAGGTGCCCTCGGTCGACACCTTGAAGGGTTCGTCGGGAGTGCTCGGGTATTCCTGCCACATCAGTTCCTCGTCCTCGGAAAAGTCCGCGGCCCGGGTGGCGCAATACCACGCGCGCTGGTGCGCATCCAGCGTGCAGCCCATCTTGGCCTCGACCTGATTGAAATACTCGCGGTCCACCTGGGTCACGATGACCCCGGCCGGGTCCAGCCGATAGCCGGGCTCCTGCCACCACGGGAAGAAGTGAAAGCGGTAGTCGCGCGCGTTCAGGGTCTTGCGCGCGTTGTGATGGGCCTCGGCCCCCTGGCAAATCTTGTAGAACTCGCCATCGCGCCCCTCGGCAGTGGACTCGATCACCAAGATGCCGCTCTTAGGCACGGCCGGGATCGAGCCGGTAATCACCTCTTGGGCCTTGTCCGGGAACTTGGCGCAAATCTTGCCGAACTCGGACACGTGCAGGCGGTGGATGGTGCCGGAGCGCACCGAGGTGGCCACGCGCATGTAGCTGTTGTTGTGGGCGAAGCGAATCTCGCTCTTGGTGCAGCTCTCGAGCGGCATTTCGGCCTTGAGCGCGGCCGGCAGGTTGTCGTAGGCGAATTGGACCTTGTTGCGGAACAGGGATTCGGCGGTCTCGCGGTCCTGCGCGATGATGCCGCAGGCGCTGTTTGCATTGAACAGCGCGTGGTCCAGCCACATGATGCAGA